ACCCGCAAGAACGGCAAGGCCGAATGGCATCAAGAAATTAACGACAATAAGGTCACCGGCACTGAAGGCCGCTCTGACGTAGAAGACTGCCCGTACATCCCGCTCCGGTGGGCTGCACTGGAGAACGAGAACTATGGCCGTGGCCATGTAGAGGAATACCTCGGTGACTTACGGTCACTCGAAGACCTCTCGAAGTCCCTCGTTCAGTTCGCGGCTGCTGCTGCGAAGGTTGTCTTCCTCGATCGTCCGTCCAGCACCACCGATATTGAGATGGTGGCATCTGCTGAGTCTGGAGACTTTGTCGAAGGAAACATCGAGGACATTGGTGTCCTCCAAGTAGCTAAGTTCCATGACTTCAAAGTGGCCAAGTCTCAGGTGGATGACCTCTCCCTGCGTGTAAGCCATGCCTTCCTGCTGCGCTCCGGTACTACCCGTGACGCAGAGAGAGTGACAGCCGAAGAGATTCGTGCGGTCGCACAGGAACTTGAAGACGTGCTTGGTGGTGTGTACTCCGTACTCGCCTCTGAGCTACAGCTGAAGGTGGTCCGCCGCCTGATCGTTCGCTTGAAGAAGCTCGGGAAGTATCCCCAGTTGCCGAAGGGTACACTGAAGCCTGTCGTTGTGACTGGTTTCGATGCACTCGGACGTGGCCATGAGTTGAACAAGATGCGTGCATACTTCCAAGACGGGGTCTCCCTGTTTGGCGAAGCGTTCATGTCCGAGTTCAACGTTGAGGCTTTCTCTGCGATGCTTGCAGTTCAGCATAACGTTGACATCAAGCCCATTAAGAAGACTGTAGAGCAGAAGGCCGCTGAGAAAGAAGCGGCGATGCAACAGTCCCTGATGGAACAGACAGCTGGTCCTGCCGTATCCGCCATGGGTGGAGTGGTAGCTCAGAACTTATCCGAATAATCATCCACTCTCGAGGAGAGAAGAACAATGGCAAACGCAAATCCATCCGGCATGGGCCGGAACATTAACACCGCAACTTCTGGTATGGAAGTGAACATCCCCACTGGCAGTTCCTTTGGTATCAACGAACAGGGTGCCACTGTCACCCGCACGGTAATGGCAAACGGCAACATCCGTGAAGACCATTGCTTCCCCGGTGACCACCCCAACGCCAAACCCTTCCCGAAGGCTAAAGTGGTAAAGGAGTGATCCCATGGTTGACACAGTTAATGTAGCAATGAACCCCGGCTCTACGCCTGAAGCTCAAGCTGAGCATGACGCGAAGATGGCGGCACTTGCTGACGCAAATCAAGGCAACCTGTCCTACAAAAAGGACGGCGAGACCACCCAAGTTACTGGCGGCGAAGAAGCTGCCGGTGGCGAGGCTGCTCCCGCTGTTGCCGAACGCCCTGCTGATATTCCGGAGAAATTCTGGGATGCAGTGAAGGGTGAGGTCAACATCCCTGCCCTGTTGAAGTCCCAGAAAGATGCTGAAGCTGCCCTACGTGGCAAGCAAGCTGAACCCGCAAAGGCTGAAGAAGCTGCTGCGGAAGAGACTGAAGCTGAGGCCGCACCCGAAGTCAAGGCCGATCAGACAGCTGCGGTAACCGCCGCCAGTGCTGAGTTCGCCAAGGACGGTGCGTTATCTGAATCCACTTACGACCAACTGGCAACTGTCGGTCTGGATCGTGGCATGGTGGATACGTACATCTCAGGCCAACAGGCTATCGTGACGCAGTTGGAGACTGCCGCCGCGACACCTTTCGGTGGGATGGAAGGATATAATGAAGCAGCGAATTGGGCAGCAGAGAACTTAACCTCTGATGACATCGCCGCTCTTGATGTCCAGTTGACCAGCTCTAACCCAGCTATCGTGAAAGCAGGTGCTGAAGCTCTCAAGGTTCGCCACGCTGCTGATGCGGACATCACTCCTTATGTCACACTTTCGGGACAGGGTAGCCCCAGCAATGCTGTGACTGCCTTCCGTAGTGGTTCAGACATGCAAGCCGCTATGNNACCTTTACGGCACAGGGGGTAGGCAACCTATTTCTAATTAAGCTGCCTGATCCGATCAATCGCGCAGCTCAATCGCTAATGAATTCAAAACCATGACCCGCTGCTGGTGGACAATCTGGGAGTAGAAGACGGAAGCAACACACCCTTCGATCTTTTAACTCTAACCTATCAGGAATTTAACTCATGGCAAATGCTACAGTTTCACGCCTCGGTAGTGCCGACCTCGCAGCTGACAAAACTGCGTTGTTCCTCAAGGTCTTTGCCGGTGAAGTAATCACCAGCTTCGAGACCAGCACTATTCTGAAGCCCCTTACGCGCCAGCGCGTAATCCAGAGCGGCAAGTCCGCTTCTTTCCCGGCTATCTATAAAGCCTCTGCCTCGTATCACACCCCCGGTGCTGAGATCGTTGGTCAGGACGTACGTCACAACGAAGTCGTTGTCACCATTGATGACCTGTTGGTCGCCGATGCGTTCCTGTCGAACATTGACGAAGCAATGAACCATTACGATGTGCGCTCCCCGTACAGCAACGAGCTGGGCCTTGCCTTGGCTCTGGCTTACGACAAGAACGTTGCTCGTAACGTAATTCGCGCCGCTCGCGGCTCCGCTCTGTTCACTGGCGACACTGGTGGTTCTGCAATCACCGATGCCGACTCCAACACCTCTGGCACTTCGCTGGCTGGCTCCATCTGGACCGCCAAGCAGACGCTGGAAGAGAAGGATGTACCTGTCGATAGCACCCCTGTTCAGGCGGCTCTGAAGCCCGCTCAGTGGTACTTGCTGGCTCAGGATTCGACCCTCGTGTTGAATCGTGACGTTGGTGGTGACGGTTCGTACTCCCAGGGTTCCTTCACCATGATTGGTGGCGTGATCGTTGTGAAGTCGAACGCTCTGCCTTGGGGCGTTGACGATAGCTCGAACACCGCTATCCCGACCGCCTACCGGATTAACATGGCTACCACGACTGCCGCTGTCTTCACTGAAGCCAGTGCAGCTACCGTGCAGCTGATGGGTCTGGGCATGGAGTCTGAATACGACATCCGCCGTCAGGGTACTCTGATGGTCGCCAAGTACGCAGTGGGCCACGGTCCGTTGCTGAACAAGTGTGCCGTAGAAATTAAGACTGCGTAAGTAGTTTTAATAACTCAACCCTAAGCCGGGGAGGACTAACCTCCTCCTCGGTTTTTTTTACTTTTCCCCTCACGGAGACCTATCATGGCCTTACCGACAATGGCAGTAACGAACACCGCCGTGGACTCTTTGTTCGCCGCGCTGTCCGCCTCCAAGACTCGTGCCAATAGTCGCTCATCCCTCCAGTCCCTGCAAGAAGTTGTTGCTGGCGTATCTGCTGCTTACAAGCCCCAAGTGGACTTGGTAGTTACCGATGCGACTGACGCAACCCTCGCTGCTTTCTTCGTCACGACCGGCGAACTTGCAGTTGCAATTGCCGCCCAGAACCGCCCGCTCGCAATCGGGTTTGTGTTTCAGGTTGGTGGTGCTGGTGATACTACTGATAACGCTTTGGCCACCGCCAAGGGCAGTGCAGTAGCTGATGGTGATGTCTTTGAAGTGACCAACGTAGCTGCCGCTGCTGTTGCTTACCTCGGCACGTCCGCGACCCTCGACTTCACAGCCGAAGTGTTCGCACAGTAAACTATTTCGAGTAGGCGTAACCCTGCTCACCTAATTCTTTGGAGTGACCAATGACCACACCCACCGCCGCAATGACCAAGCTCGATGCCGTCAATGTGATGCTCGCGTCCATCGGTCAATCCCCGCTGAACACCATCACTGGCACGATCCCGAAAGAAGGAACCAAGGCTGTACTCGCCCTCGACAACGCACTGCGCGAAGTCCTCACTCAGGGCTGGAGTTTTAACTCCGACTACGAGTACCCCTTGTCGCCTGATGGTAGCAACCAGATTGACGTTCCGACCAACGCCGCCTTCGTTGACCCCACCTATGGGGAAGACTACGTGGCACGTTGGGATACTTCCGGTACACCCGGTATGCGCCTTTACGATCGCGACAAGCGAACCTTCAATGAGTTCCAGTCAGACGTGAAGTGCGACATCATCTGGTACTTCCCGTTCGAGCAATGCCCCCAGCACGTCCGTGCTTACGTGACCACCAATGGCGCTCGCAAGTTCCAGACTGGCCTTATCGCATCTCGCATTCTCTATTCGTTCACGAAGGAGATGGAGCAGGAAACGTACGCTACGTTCCGCCGCCTCGAGAAGCGCACGAAGGACTTCAACATCAATTCTAATTCTGTCGCAGCTCACCGCCACAGGAATCCCTCACGGAGATAACCATGTCTGACTCTTTAGTCTCACGCCATATCCCGGCGCTTTACAATGGGGTATCTCAACAGAACCCCACACTGCGCCAACCTTCACAGGCTGAGGCTCAGGTCAACTGTTACGGTACTGTCATGGATGGACTGCGCACGCGTCCCCCGACCCAGCACATTGCTCAGGTCACGACTGCCGACATCTCCACTGCCTTCGTCCACGCTATCAACCGTGACGTGTCCGAGAGATACCTTGTCGTCCTCACTGACGGCGACCTCAAGGTCTACGATGCGAACACTGGCGTAGAGAAGACAGTCAACTTTCCTACGGGGAAGGCTTACCTGACAATAGTTGGTGCTGGCTCTGCTGAGACTTCGTTCTCGGCGGACTCAGTTGCTGACTACAGTTTCATTGTCAACAAGACAGTGGTCACTGCGGTTAAGACTGCCCCGACTACCACCCCTACCAACTACGCAGACTGGGATCAGCCCGACATCTGGGGAGACCGAGTAGCCACTCGCTACTACAACCCCAATGGCGCTGGCACACTGACCGGCACTGTGAATACGTGGAGTGACTTACCGCATCCTGAAGACCCCGCACCGCCCTCGAACGGCGACCTGTACAAGGTTGTCGGATACGACACGAACAACTTCGGTGGCTATTACGTCCGCCGTGTTGGTGGTGTATGGGAAGCGACTTACGGACCCGGCGCTAACACCGCGCTGGATGAGCTGACCTTACCGCACTCGCTGATTCGCGAAGGTGACGGTACGTTCTCGTTCGTTCCCTTCTCGTGGCCCTCGCGCCAGTTCGGGGATGCTGAGACCAACCCACCGCCCACTTACATAGGCCGCACGATCAACGGTGTG